TAGACTGATCGAAGTGCGGTACTATGACAGTAAATTTCATGCTAGTTTGTATCCTAGGTCTTGCATGGCTCTGATGTAGAGATTGTATCTGTTTACTACTTGAGTTCTGCAATTAAATAATTTCTCTGTTACAGCGTGCAAGTTTCTACCTAGCTCTTCTCTGTGATTCTTGTCCTTACACAGCTTGGTAAGTATTCTAACCCATTCAGTCTTTGGTGCGTCAGGATCTATTAGATACCCTGTCTCACCATTCTTGATAGTTTGATCATAGCAGCCCACATTTGATGCTACTAAAGGAATTTTATATCTACCACACTCTGCAACTTTAATGTCAGATTTAGAATCATTGAAGTTGTTCTTTTGTAGAGGTGCTATTGAGATATCCATGTCTGAGAAATAGACTCCATAGGAGTCTGGTGGCAGGGCATAGAATATCTGATAGTTTGGCTGACCCTTGAATGCCTTAAGTAATCTAGCACGGTATTCGGGCCACACATTGTCCTCCCAGCCCCCTTTCTTCTCCTGGTTGGGTGGTGGGTGCCCCAAGAAATGCCATCTTATATTCTCTCTTCCTACCTTTTGATTAACTAGATGAGGAACAGATTCAAATATCTTTACATCTGGGATGTGATGAATTCCTGCTGCCCATCCAATTCTTGCAGCTTTATTGGATCTCTTAGCTTCATTCCAGCAAGGTAGATTGTAATCTATAGTATTTGGTATTACAGTTAGGATTTTACCGATGAATGGTTGTATTCTTTTGGCAAATTTAATTTGAGTAACGGTTACTAAGTCTGCATGATAATAACAAAATTTTGTTATTTCATCTAACTTTTGGTCTCTATAAACCCCATATAGTTTGTGCTCTTCGTATAAGTCGGTCAGAAGATCGTCTGTATCAAAATGGAAGAACTTACCTAAATGCTTTGCCACGCCACAAACTCTAGCCGTGTAAGGACCACCAAACTTTAATATGTTTGCAGCAAATACAATATCAGCCCAGTTCATGTCCTCTAGTTTTTCAGGAGGAGGACATTGCCCTGTAGCCGTATCAAGCTCTAAAGGATTGTCGTTGTATCTTATTTCTACTTTATCTGCTAGCTCTTCTCCAAGAACTTTCATTGGTGATAGCTGTCTGTAATAACTGCATCCACCATGATTAGCGAATACAACGAGGATCCTGAGTTTTCTATTCAATTCCATGTGTTATTATAGGCATTAAATAAAAAAACCCCGATAGGATTCGTTCCTATCGGGGTGAAAAACTTATGTTTTTATTGTCAGACTGTCTTCTTCTCTTCTGTAAACGCTTTCTTTGAAGAATCGCTTGAGTGAGCTAAACCAATAGCTCTACCTACTGAGATGACTGCCTCTCCAACAGCCACCTGACCATCATATGGAACAATAGCCTTTACCGCATCAGCATAGTGTCTTCTCTTTCTTTGTGAGAATAGCAGTCCAAGAGCTTCTAATCCCGCAATACCAGGGAACATCGCACTAGCAATTGAAATTAAAATTGCTAGACTAGATCCAAGCATATCCTTATTTGGATTATTAATCTGAATGGCTTCGGCTCCTGATTTCACACCATCCTTACTAACTATAACCGGAATCTTACCGGAATCCATCAATCTCTTTTGCTGCTCAGGAGTAAGGATTCCGTCCGTTGGGGCCTTTACAGCCTTATCCTTATACTCATCCTTAACATTGTCCTGAGTGGTTACGACCTTATCTGAGAACAGGTCATCCATCAGCGTGCATGACGCTGTTGAGAATGCTAGGAAAAGCCCTAACATTATTGATAGAATTATTTTGTTGTTTCTCATGCTTTAATCTCCTTGTTAAACTTGTTGCTGTTATCTTCGTCCGTTGAGAATGGAGGATCCTCAGGCTTAGAAATCTTTACACCGCTGAGTTGAGCGTCTAAATTCTGTACGAGTTTTCTGCCCTCCTCATAATCTCCGATCTTGATCAGAGTTTTAACATCTAGCTTGCTCTCCATCCAAGCTAGCATTTCCTGTGGAGTACCAGCCTTCGACTTCTTAATCTTAGGGCCAGACTCAGCAAAGGAATTGTACTCACCCTTCTTAGTAATCTTGACGTTGAAATCGTTTCCACGATCCAACGAGATTACCGTGGTGTTATCTGGATCACTGTCATCAGCCATATCTGGATCGGAGACCGCAGCCATTACCTTAGTAAATAGCTCTTCACTCATGGCAATGTACTTGACAGCATTCTCACCCTTCTCCTGTAGAGCGCGGATGACGGCACGAACATAGTACCGTGGTTTTGACTTGAGCTTGGTAGCCATATCGCCAAACTTACTCTTCTCTCCCTTAGGTAGCTTTAACTCCTTGTGACGCTTCCATAGTTCAAAGTAGAAATCACATACTGGGCAAGATTCATTTTGAACCTTTCGGCAGTGATAATTCTTCCACTTACCATCTGCATCTTGGTACTTGTGGACTGCTGACTCGGAGAAGAACTCCAGTTCCTCCTCCTTTCCTGGGAGAATACGGATCCAGTTGTCACCCATGGCTAGGGTAGCAAAGTCTGATCCTCCCTCACCCTTGGGACCCTTATCCTGATCCTCAATGAGCTTCTTGTGACGTTCGCGTAGTTCTTGTAGTGTTACCATATTATCCTCTATTTGGGTTCTATCGGTTTACCAACATTAATTATGAAGCTTGATTTCCTGTCTCTTGTTGGCTGAGAGTTGGACAAGCATATCCTTCTTATGGTCTAATGTAGCGCAGATGCCCTTCATCAAACCATAGATTTCTTCGTTTTTGGATACTAGATTATATAGATCTAGAACGTCAGTCATAGCGTTTACTTCATCATTCAACGCATCCACAGTCTTTTTTCCTGCCTTACGAATCTCAGTCTTTAAACCTGATCTGTATGATTCAAGGCTAATGTTGGCAGAATCAAGATTCTTTTTGGCTCTAACCATCATACCGTAATAGTAGCTATAGTAGGCAGGAAAATGTTCTAGTTCATCCTCAATATGATTGCGGTCAATTCTAGACAAATCTTCGACAGTCTCTTGATACAATTCAAGAGACATCGAGTCTATGTTTGAAGCTTTAATCTTCGGATTGAACATGACGCTATTATAGCCATCAATTCAAAATCAATTTAAATAATCCTGGGTTAAGTTTAGCGACCATCTTAATCTGCTTGGACAACCCAACAACCAGAAATTCATTAGTTACTCTCATAGTCTCACCATCAAAGTTACGCTCATCCAATCCCATACCTTCTAAAATGCAATGTAGGATTTCATGCAGAACTGTCTCTTTAGCATCACTATCCTCAAGATTCATTTCAAGTAATATTTGCTTGGTATCAAATTTAGTTACTCCATCAACCTTGTCTCCATTCTCTTTAAGATTTGAGTGTAACTCAAAGGTAAATTTATCCCAACCTAAATTTATTTTTGGATAATCAAGTAATAGATTATAAATATGCCTTCCGTTCAAGAAAGGAAAATTACTGGCTTTCGATAGGTGTTTCATGTTCTGGTTCTTCCATTCTTAGTGTGGTATAATCTACTGAGCAAGGAATAAGATAATGCTGCTTAGAGTCTCTGGCCTTGAGTACATAAACTCTCATCTGACCCTTATCGTATTCCTCCTGATTCTGATTCAGGCTGATAACCCAATCTGCTGGGCGGATCTTACCGTAGGAATCTCCAAGCTCAGAATCAGTAATGATTGATACCTTTCTAGCCTGACGATTGGTTTGACTAGCTGTCCAGATAAGACACTTATGTTCTGATGCTAGACCTCTAAGTTCCTCGGCAATCCGTTGTTGGGCCATGTACTCGGAGTCTATTATACGGTTCGGGCGAAGTAGTTCAAGATAATCTACGATAATTAGATCCGGTATGAAGTTCTTGTGTAGCCTTAGTTGGATTAATAGGGCACGGATATTGTTTACGTTCGCAGCACCTGTTGGAAATTCTTTTATGATTAGTCTGCCCTGAGTCTTGTCCTTGATAAGGTTTAGTCTCTCATGAAGCTTTATCTGTGTTCCTGGCTCCTTCAACTTTGAGTACTTTAGAAGAGTAAGAACAGAATCAAATCTGTTACCAATCTTATCCTCACTCATCTCAAGTGAAATATATAAAACATTACGTCCCTCAAGGAGAGATTTGGCACCCTGGTTTACTAAGTACAGAGACTTTCCTACACCTGGAGGAGCTACAACCATAGCTAGCTCCTTGGCTGATAGTCCTCCTTCCAGATTCCTGTCATGAGTAGAGAAGACGGTTCGCATCTTGTTCTCAGCCTTCTGCTTAAACATTCGATGCACGCGATCCTTCACATCCTCAAAGTAATCCTGGCCGACTTCCACTTGTCTTGATACAAGAAGGGCGTCCTTGATTAGCTGCTCGATCTCACCAAACTTCTCTTCCTTGAGCAATATCACAGACTTCTTGATTGCTTCGGTCATCGCTCCTTTCTTAGCGAAGTCCTCCACAATATCCATGATGAACTCTTTGTGATCAAATATCTCCTTGTCGATCTGATTGATCGACATGATATCGTTCTCGTAATCGTTATCATCCTTTACATTGGAAGGAGTAGTAAACTTGATAAAATCGACTAGAGCGGCATCAGATGGTAGATTACCATACTTATCATAATAATCTACAATACCTTCGTAGATACGGCCATAAGCCGGGAAATCAAAGTATTCCTCCTTGATTAATGGTACTATCTGTGAGAAGAACTCAAGATCATGCTTGAGAAGGTATAAACAACCTTTTTGGACGTTATCAGACAGTTGGTAGCTCATGGGGACGGACGTATTATAGTTCGACTCACTTCTTCTTTTCGATTGGTTTCTTTAACTCTATATTTACTTTCTTTAGTCTTTCTCTCTTTGCGGATGAATCTTTATCATTAAGTTTCTTGACTCGTCCGGTATTTCTCATATGATTCATGTCTGGCACAACTTGTTCATACACATCACCCATTGTAGCAATTCTTTCTTTTGATGCTTGCATAGATTCTTTGTAGAAGTTCTCTGCTTGCCTCTTATTTAATCCATTCTCATGAAATCTTCTTTCACGTTCTCTGTTTGTGAAGCAGTTACCTTTCATCCAGCCATCAAACTCTGGGATGAGCTTAGATGTTTTGTTTGAGCCGCATAAAGAGCACGGTGGAGACATGGGCAGATCTTTGAGCTTTACCTCTTTCTCAAGGAATCTAGGGTCTTTACCCTCTTCCCATAGTTTTTCCTCTTCTTCCTTGGTGAAAGGCAGGAAGAGAATATACTTGCCCTCCACCAATCCTATATTTAGCTCAAACTGATTTTTGCACTTGTCGCAATAGTATTGGTGATAGGACATATCAAGATCCGCACTCTCCTCCGATCTTGCAGGATTCTACAGCCATCTCTGAGTTAGCGGTTTCGAGTGCAATCATATTCTTAGCCAACTGAATGTTCTCAGAAGTTAGTGGGATAGCCTCTAGCGGTTCCATGCCCTTAGATCCAGCACGGTAGACCGTTAGACCCTTTAGGTATGGAGCATAGTTCAGAGCCATCTTAGCT